ATGCAAACTGAGAACAATAAAACAGAAGTGAAAAATGAATACTTAATAGCAACGTTTGGCGATGCTATGCTTGATAGGGGTTTTACATCTATACCTAATACATTAATTTATTATAGAAAAAGATTAGGACTTACAGCAAGTGAGTTTGAGTTTATAATTGCTATAATAAGTTTAAGCTGGAAAAATGAAAAAGAAATTAGAGATAGAGAAATAAATCCAATGGGGCAGCATTATTACAGACAAAGACAAAGCCTCTATGCTAAGGGGTATCTAACTTTTTCAAGCAGAAATGTTTATAGAGGAGATAGATTTGCAGGAACAGGAACTGTGTATAATTTATCAGGATTGAAAAAAGCTATAGAGATGTTTGTTGAAGAAGATAGAGCTATAAGAAATATGGATGCTCCTGTAGAGCATAAATATGATGAGCCTAGCTTATTCGGAGATGATATAAACACAGAACCATTACAGCCTCATAAATTAATCAAAGAGGAAAAAGAAAAACCTGAAGAAGAAAAAACTCCAGAAGAAAAAGAAGAAGACAAAAAGAAAAATGAGTTTTTAGAAAAGTACAATGAGCTTCATGAAGAATTAGTAGGTTGTAAAATAAGATATGAACATCATACTATATATACCAAGTTCTTAATTGATATATTTAAAAATCGTGTGCATGATAACTTTGATGAAGCCTTATCAATTATAAAGTTTAACTTCTTAAAATTACCATTAAATAAAAGATACTCATTAAAACTTCAAGACTTATTAAGAATGGCTTTGTGTCAAAAAAATGAAAGTAATAACAATAATATCAACAAAGGAAATCAAAAATCTGAAGAAGATAAAAAATATACAATACCAAGCGGAATTGAGAAATTAGAGCTTTTATTAAAAGAAATAGAAAGAGGAGGAAGTATTGATGAAGCGTATTCTAAAATTGCAAATTGCGGCTAGCAGTTACTGTCTGCAAAACTATAAAAAATATTTAGAAGAATTGAAGAAAATAGCAAGAGATGGAAAAGACCCAAATTGCAAAAAATGTGATAAAGATGGATTTAAAAAAGTTTCTCAGTCATCAATATTTTCAGGAAGAAAAGTTTTTTTACCTGAGATGTGTGACTGTGTTAAAAATGAAAAAACTGAAATATCTAATAAATTAGATGAGCTTGAAAAAATTAGAGTTAAATATAACAAAATATTTAATTCTTTAGATATTGACATGACATTGGATATTTTTGCAAATAGGTTTAACAATCAAAAGCTAGTAGATACAATTAAAAAATATTTAGAATTAGGAAGTATGACTTCTTTATATCTTGAAGGAGAAAGCGGAACAGGTAAAACAACAATGCTTAAAATGTTATGGCAAATATATGCTATTAATAATATCAAAGTATTGTATATAGAAGCATCTAATTTTGAAGATATGCATAAAAACCTATTTAATAAAAATGCTCAGGACAAAGATTTAAAATCAAACATAGATTCAAAAATAGAAAATGTAAAACATGCAGATATTATCATGATTGATGATGTTGACAGTGTAGGCTTTCATTATGCTGCAGAAGGCTATTATAAATTATTTGATAAAATAAGAGCATTAGAAAAAACTGTTATTATTACATCAAATAAAAATTACTGTAGTTTGATGAATAGCTTAAATATAAAAACAAGAAAAGATAACATTGAGGAAATCAAAGGAAGACTGACAAGCAGATTATTAAACTTAAATATTATAGAACTTAAAATGCAGAAGGTTAAAGAATTAATAACAGCTTAAATAGTCAAAATAACATAACGGCTATTTTTATAAGATTTTATTAATAAGGTGCATGTATGCTAAAAATAATGGTTTTCAGTATTAATACTAAAAAGTATTTTGTATTGGGATGTTTTGAATTGGAGAAGTTTTTAAAACATCTTGGCGAACCGTCTTATGCTAATTTAATCACAAAGGAATTAAAAGAGCTGCTAAAAAGTTATGAGCCAGATTATAAAGAATCTAATTGGGATGTAAAGTTTTCTAACTGGTTAAAAAGTTTGGAAGTAGGAGATTATTTATGTATGTATGATGGTTGGATTACAGATTATAAAGTTATGGATGATATAAGAAAACAATATATAGATCAATTAAAAAATAAAATTAATAAAAAGGGAGAATAAAAATGTCATTTTTAGAAAAAATGCTAACACATTACAATCAAACTAAATTAGCTATTTTAGAAGGAGTAGAAAATAAAATAATCTCCGAATATCCAGAGTTAAAAGATTCTATGGGTATTAAAAGGAACAGATTAGAAATTAATAGTAATTTATGCTGTTGTTATATAGATATAGAAAATGAAACATTCAAGATATGTATTGATGGGCAAACTCCATATTGCTATGAAGACCTTGAATCTGTGTTAGTAGATATTGGAGAGCAAATAGCTGCTAATGAATAATAGTATGTTAATAACTTGTCAACAATGTTGATAAGTTGTGAATAAAATGTTTATAAAATGAGAAGTGATAATCAAGCATATAAAAGATATAAAAGTAAAAAATGGCGTGTATTTAGAAAACAGTTTTTAGATAGAAATCCGCTCTGTAAAAACTTTAATGAATGCCATAGCTTTGCTGAACATGTGGATCATATAAAGCGTGTAGAAAGTGAAGATGATCCATTGTTTTATGATGAAAGTAATTTGCAAGCATTATGCAAAAGATGCCATTCCAGAAAAACAGCAAAAGAAGATGGAGCTTTTGGAAATAAAAAGAAAGATTATTAATAGGAGATTTTATGAATATAAATAATAGTGATGAAATAAAATATATACATATAAATAAATTAAAAGATGGTAGACTTGTTATTGATGCTGAAAATATTAATAGTGAAGATACTGTTTATTTATTAACAGAGTTTATATATTTTATATCTAATGCAAATAATAAACCTGCAGATGGTTTTGTAGATATAATTAAAAGAGCAGTACAATATAAAATGAAGTTGGAGAAAGAAAAAGGAAATCACAATGAGTGTGATTAAGATTTATAAAATATATGATGGTAAAGAATAGTTGTAAAGATTGTATATATTGTTTAGAAATAAAATCATCTTATTTCTGTAAGCATAAAAAAGATATTATAGCTATAGCAAATATAAATAATATCTGTAAAAAATATAAATTAAATAAAAAGAGGGAAAAATGAGAGAACTAAACATTATAGAAGACAAAGGACTTTTTGGTATCACTTTTAAGTCTGATGATAAAGAAGAAGCCAATACCGTTATGAGGGCTATACAGAGATTTATATTGACGAGAGAGAAAATATCAAATAATAATGAAGATTGTACTAGTAAGAAGAAAAGCAAAGCAAAAAGTAAGGCAGAATCTAAAAAAGCTCAGACAACAATAGAAGATATACAAGAAGAAATTGATAAGAGAAAAAAAGAATCATTTGAAGAACAATTACAAAAAGATAACTCAATAATCTCTTTTAGTGAAGATGAAGAAGAAGCATATTATAAAATAGACGAAGATCCATTAAGTTCAGATAGCAATATAAATAGATGGGATTTTGATGAGGATGGGGATAAAGTAGATGGAGAGGGCAATAAACTACTTTTTAGTGAAGAAGGTATATAAAATGATTTGTGCTATATTCAATAATGATTTAAATATTCCAATAATTAGTGATTTTGAAGATGAGGAGTAATTTATGCCAAAAGGGATTTTAATTAATAATTGTTTAATAAATATAGCCCATATAGCAATCATTCATTTTCAAGAAGAAAAGCAAAAAATAGTAATAATTACTGTAGATAGTGGAGTGCTTACAGCTATAACATTTAAAACAAAAGAAGAATATAACAAATATTATAAACTTCTACGCTCATTATTTAAATTAATAATAGAGAGAGAAAATGATTGAAGCTATTATACATTATTATGATACAGATAATGAGTTTAGAAGAATTAATGACATCTTTGGAATATTAAAACATCAATATGAAAATATTGTTATTAAATATAAAAAGAGAAAAAATAAAAGTAAATTATTTGTTACCATCAATGATGAGAAATTAGATTGTAATCAGCCTTTAGGGTTTTATATGCAAACAGTTGAAAATATATTAAATAAGGATTTAAAAATGCAATTAAAAGAAAGGATTTACAAAGCATTAAAAGAAACTCTTACTTTTAATCATTTAGAGTTTAATGTAATGATGAATGAAAAAGAAGATAAATTACTATTTATAGAGCTGTCTATGCATGGGAGAATTGTCCGCATTAACAAAGGTACTACATACCAAGATATATCAGACAATGATGACAAAGTAAGAAAATGCTTAAAAGATATATATAAAGAGTTTGAGGAAGAAATACAAGAATTATTTGATATGGAATGAGATAAAAACTTTTTGAAAAATCATTAAACTAAGGATATATAAATGATGATTTATGAAATTGGCTCTATAAGTTTTGGATTATTTAGTATTGTTTTTATTTTTATAAGCATAACATCAAAAAATGAAATTGCTAAAGCTTTTTATATACTTTGTTTCTTTTTATCAAATATTGTTGCTTTACTTTGTGATATAGTAATAAAATTAAACTAGAAATTATTATGTCATATCATAACAATGTAATATTAATGTTTTAATAAAACATAGTTATAAAAGTTTATATTCTTTTCTATAGGTAAAGGCTTTTGTCTTTAATTTATAGAAAGGTATAAACAATGGCTTCTAAAAAAAAGAATGAATTAATATTACAAAATAATAATAATAATATAATAACTGAAGAGCAAGCCGAACTTCTTATTAAGCAAGCTAATTATTTAAATATACTTGACTATATGAAAGAAGAGCAGCTTATTAAGCAGATAGATTATGAAACAGAAAAAGAAAACTTTTTTAAGCAATGCTCAAAGACAAAAAGCAATCATACAAAAAGACAATATAAAAATGGACTTAATAAGCTAGAAGAATATTGCAGTATGAATAATAAAAATATTTTATTTATTAAAGCCAGAGAAGCTGATGATTTTATAACAGAAGTCAATTCAAGTGAACTTTCTAATTTAAGTATACGTGCCTTAGTTTCTTCTTGTTCTTCTTTCTTCTCATTTTTAGAGAGAAGATATCCATTTATTAAAAATCCTTTTCGTGGTACAAAAACTCGTCCGCCTGTTAAAAATAAAAAAAGACTTGAAGTTCCAACTAAAAAAGAAATTGAATTAATAATTAAAGATATATCTGACCCTTTGATAAAGATGGCTGTTATTTTTATAATGGAATGTGGTGTGCGTGTTGGAGCTTTACCAAAACTCGAAATAAGAAACAATAGATATTATTCCTATTCAAAAGGAAAAGAGATAAGTTGGAAAGTTACTGACAAGGTTATAAAAGAATTAAAAAAGTATAATCTCGCTTTTAATGCTCCTTTCAAAAATAAAAGCTCTGAAGTAATAAGAAATATTTTTTATAGGAGTTCAAAGCGTTTATATGAACAAGGTAAAATAAAAGCCTCTTACTCTATACATGATATAAGACATTATTTTGCTGTTACTTTATATAAAAAAAACAGAGACATAGAACTTATTAGAAAAGCATTAAACCATAGCAATATAGCTATAACAGGATTATACTTAAGAAGTTTGGAAGTAGAATAATATTTTAAGTGTTGCGATAATTACTGTTATCATAATAAAAAAATTAAGAACATATTAATTTTTTATAATAACTATTAATATTATATAATTTTTTCTAATTCATTGATACTAATAACATCAAAATCCAAATTTTTAAATATAGGCTTAAAATATCTATTAAATACCATAAAACTTTTTATTGTATATTCATCATTGTTATTTATTAGTTTATTTTTTGAGAATATATCTTTATAATTTTTTTGCATATAGAGTATTCTTCGTGCAAATTTTTCATCATAATTTTGAAGCTTATCTTCAGTCAATAACAACTCTTTAGATATTGTGTCTAATTCACCATACATACCTAACTGTTGATCCAGTAACTCTACTTTATCTCTCGAAGGTTTTATAAATTTAGCTTCTATAAGTAGAATTTCTTTTTTTATATCATTAATACCTATAACATCATAATCTCCAAGATACGATAAAGTATTCTTTTTTAATATTTTATGTACATAAAAATTTGTAAAAGTTTTATATCCTTTTTTGGTTAGAATAGTTTTTATATCGCTAACTATTTTATTTTCATATACTTTCTTTTTTTCTTCTAAAAACTCCATAGATCTTTCTAACGATGTATTATAAGGTAGATAAAAATATTCAAAAGAATAATTCCATTGATAATAAACTATATATAAACTTTCTATAGAAAAAATTAAATAATCTCCTTCTTTAATAATTGGTTTTAAATCAAATCTATTAGGTCTTTTTTTTCTATAATCAATATTTATATAATTATCATTTTCTCTTATATTGCTTTTATCAATAATCAAATGGTCAAATATTGAATAAAGCCACTTTTCTTTATCTCTAGTATCATTTGGTTTTATTTCAAGTTCTTTTATTAAATCATTATAATGAATTTTTATTATTTTTTTTCCATAAGTATTTTTTATTCTTAATTTACATATAGTTTTAAACAATTCTTCTTTAAAAGGTTTTAATGAACTAGATATATTTTTATCTACAAATAACATTAATATAAACATATAACCTAAAAAATCTATATTCAATTCTTCAGTTATTATTGGTGTTATTTCTTTGGATAGTTTCTCTAAAGAATCAAAATCTATATGATAATAATAGTATTTATTATTATTATTATTAATTATGGAATGTATTAAAAAATTTTCATCTATTTCTATATGAATATAATTTATAGCTTTTTTATTATTTTTAAAGTCTTTTAATATTTTACTTAAAATGGTTCTATCTTCCTGTATTATGTACAAAAAAGAAAACAAAGATACTAAAATACCTACTTGGTTTGATTCTATTGATTTATTTCCTTTATAAGATTTATCCAAATTATATTCTATAAAAGTTCCTATAACATATATTTGATGTTTCAACATCTCATCATGTTCTTTACTATTATTAAGTTCTTCAATATTATCAGAATAATATTCTAATAATATATAATGAATATCTAACCAATTATATTTTTTTAATTCATCATCTAAAAAATTATCTAAAGAACGATAAATATCATTACAAATTGTAAGTGCTTCATTACCATAATATTTATTTGGATTTATATTATGTTCTTTTATAATATTTGATATAATTTTATCTATTAATTGTTTATCTTTTTTACTATATTTCATATAACATCATCTCCTTTCTTATTACTATATTAATAATTGTTAAGATAACCTTTATAGTTGAACATTTTATTTAATAAAAATATACTGATTTAACTATATTAAATCACTATATTTTTATTGTCAACCTTATTCATATAGCATTTATTTGAATAAAGTGGACTTTTTCAAATAAATGCTATATACTATAATTATATCAAATAAAAAGGATATCTTTATGCCAAGAGGTGGAGCTAGAAAGGGAGCTGGCAGAAAAATAGAAGGAAGTGAAAAAGCTGAAGTAAGAGTTATGTTTAGACTTACAAAAGAAACATATAATCTTATTAATACTTATGCTCAGAAAGAAAATTTAAGTGTCGGGCAGTATGTACGTAAAGTTGCAATATTAAATATTAAAGATAATAACTAAAAGTATATTTTAACTTAGTAATTGATAATTTTTCTCACAGTTTTTATAGCATTATTTAATGTTAATTATATTATAAAACTGTAAAATATTAAGTTTGTTTATATATAAATATAAGGTTATATATGCATAATAAAGTTTTACAATTTATAAATAGAAAAGAATTTTTAGAATCTAAATATCCAAATATATCTTGTTATTTAAAAACTTTAATTTTAGATGATAATTCATTTTCTAAAAAAGAAAAGAAAGATCTATTCAATTATTTTTTTGATTTAAGGAAAAAATTAGAATTGCCATATTTTACAACATACTATTATGGGAAAACTGATTCTATTACAGGAGCTAACTTTTTTAATGATATAATAGATATAATTGTAAATAGTTTAGAATTAGAAATTAAAAATATTTTAGATAAAGACAATATAGATTCACAAGATATTTTTGATTTATTTGATTATATAGTATGCGTTAGTAGACATGTAGATAAAAACAAAATCATAGAATATGTAAATAATTCATTATTGAAAATATTAAATATATTGGAAAATAATCATACTAAAGATGATGAAGATAAAATAAAATCATCCATAGATATGCTTAATTATATAAACATAAAAATAAATGATATAGAAAATGTTTTATATAAAATAATATTTTTTATATATAAAACAAAAAATATAAGCAATAAATTAGTATTAGAATTAGCAGATCAAATAGGACTTTTTTTGAAAAACGAGGAAAATATTGATAGTATAAATAAAGATATAATATTATTTGTATTATATAATTTTAATAGAAACATTAATGATTACAATTTTAATTCTATTTTTTATACAAAACTAATATCTAATATTTTAGATAAAATATTAGATATAGATTTTGAAATAGAAATATTTTCTTATACTTTTCCAAATTGGTTAAAAGATGTTTTATCAAATAGTTCAAACTATTTATTTATTCAATTCATACTTATAAAAAAAATATATAAAAATGGATGTATTGAAAAATTAGAACCAAAACAAAAAGATTTTCTATTTAAATATATTGCTTTTCATCTGATAGATACTGATTTTACATTAAAAATAAAAGATGAAGAAATTAGTCTATTAGAATTAAAAGATACTATTTCTAGTTATATTATTGATGTATTTGAAATTTCTGAAAGAGAAGATAATTTTCTATATTGGCAAATAATTATAAATTATATAGATTCTCAAGAAAAATATGATAAATGCTCAAAAAAAGTAAAAAAATATAGGATTAGATTAATATTTTCTAGCGATGATCCAATTTATAACATAAAAGAAGATGATAAAGAAATTAATAATATTTTAGAAGCAAAACGAGAATATATAGATAAATCACAAAAGTTAAGAGCTAAAATAGAAAAATATAAAGAAGATAAAAAAAATGAAAAAATAAATTGTATAACAAAATTTTTTAATTTTGAATCTATTAAAGAAGATATAGACTTTATATTAAAAGAATTTGATAATGAAGAAATTGTTACTAAAACAGATTTTTTTAAATTAGACACTAAATATGAATCTATATTACCAAATGATATAGATAAAATTATAGACGATAATTTTACTATACCTATTTTTAATCCATTTTGTATATTTTATATATACGAAATATCTTATTTCATTTTTAGAAAAGAAGAAAAAATAGATATTAATCTTATTTCTAAAACTTTAATAAATAATTGGAATAATTTTTATATATTACATTTATATAATTATTTAATAGAAATAAATGAATTTAATTATCCATTTTCTAATGAAGAAAAAGAAATTATAAGAAATTATTTTAAGAATACTGATATACAATTCCCTAAATATATACTTGTATATTTGGAAAAAGTATTTGGATTTGATATTGATTTAAAAAGATTTTGTGATGATAACTCTATTATAGAACTACTAAGTTATCCTTATAAATTTACAAATAAATCTCCAATGCAAATTGTCATATTTAATGATGCTTTAATAAAATTTGAGCAAGGAATTATTGATACATCTTTAGAATTTGAGACATTGGATTTAAGTTATATTGTAAAAAAATTAAATATAGATAAATATCATTTATTAGATTTATGTTTAAAAAATATAGATATGGAAGATAGTATTAATTTTGCATCAGCTAAATATTATTTTCTTTTATCTACTATTAATGTATATAATTTTATAGATAATGAAATTATATATACAGATAAAATAAAAGAAATAATTTTAGAATATTTTAGGAATACATTAAGGAAAAAAGATAACGATGCAACATTTATATCAACTTTATTAATAGATAGTGTTATAAAATTTAATTTAATGGATGATTTATTAAAATTAATACTAGATTCCAATTTTATGGGAATAGGTCATTATAATATAATTTCAAAATGGCAAGATGATATTATATTTAATGATTTATACAATAAAGAATTACTAGATTATATATATAAAATTAGAGAAAAGTTAATGAAAAAAGAAATAACAATAAAATATAGTAATAATAAAAATAATGAATTAAAAATGGATTTTATGCAATTAAAAATAATGATTGATAATGCTGTAAATATAAAAGATTTTCATGAGCAATTAATGGCATTATCTAATATTAGTAATGATATTAATAAAAAACTAGAAAAACACACATATACTAAAGAGATATTGCATTATGAACACGATAATATACTATCATCATTATTTTTTATAGATAGAAATAGTAATATTTTTGAATATTTTTGTAAATTAAAAACTAAAGATTATTATATGCAAGTAGAAGCTATGAGAATTTTTGACTACATATTTAATAATATAGAACAATATAAAAATTCATTTATTAGTATTACAAATATTATATCTAAAATATACATAAAACTTAAAAATAAAATCAATTATCCTATTGAAAAAGTATATACTCCAAAATTTGAATTAATAGTTGTCATGGAATATATAGTAAATAATATAATGAAAATGAAATATAATTTTGATAAGAAAGTATACTATAACTTACTAAAACTTGCAAAAGTTAAACTTAAAAATTATGAAAGACAAATATTTTTGAAAAGTTTGAAAATGAAATTAAAATCATATTATAGGAATAAATTTCAAATATTACCAATGAAAATATATAAAGATTCATCAAAATATATTATTGAGTTTAAAGAAGAAGAAGAAAAAAAAACCTGTGAAAATAAAGATGAGATTTTAGAATATCTGAATAATATATTTAATAAAAAAGGAAAAATATCAAGAATACTTGAGTTTAAATATTTAGTAGAAGATATTGAAAATAGATGTATTACAATGTCTCATCCTTATTTATTTGAAGATGAAAATGAAAATCAATATGATATAAATAATAAACTTTACATTTCTTGTTTTAGTTATACATCAGATAAAAAAAATGCATATGCATGGTGGAAAATTTATGGTAGTAAAACAAAATTTAGAATAATAATAGATATTAATGATTTTATAAAAAGTATAATTTCTATATTAGAAAATAACAAAGATATAGCAATATATATAGGATCATTAGAATATAAAAAAAATAGTAACTATATAAAAATGGGGAAAAATAAAAATGAATGGGATTTTTTTAAAAAGAGAAATGATTTTGAATTTGAAAATGAATTAAGAGTTATGTTAAAAATAAATAGTAAAATAGAAGATGATGATAAAATTATAAAAATCAGTGATGTAAATGGATTACCAATATTATGTAGTATAAAATTACAAGATTTAAGTATTTATAAAAATATTAATACAGATGAAAAAAGTTGCAAAAATAATGAAGATAATGCTATATTTCATCCTTATGATAAAACTTTATTAGATAAAGATAAGAAAGCTATGCTAAGTATATTAAATCAATTAAAAAATAATATATAGATAAAACTTAAAAAATAAATATCTATTTCGATAACACAAATTATCGCAACAGATGTTATTTTGAATATAATACAATTCAAATTAAATTGATAATTTTTTATATTATTAATATAGATTCTTTATATGTTTTTATGGCTATGGGGGTGGGTAAAATCTCTACAGGCTTTTAAGTGGTGCAACGAGTGGGGAGTCTTTTATATGTGGCGATAATTTTTTTATTAGGGGGTATGAAATTATTTTTCTAATTCTTTAATTTTATTTTCTAATTCTTCAATTTTTTTAACTTTATTTTCTAATTCTACAACCCTCTTTTTTAATTTCTGCATTTCACTTCCTTTCTCTTCGTATTCTTTTTTAGCTTTTGCAACACAAGCCTGCACAAAACCTCCAAATGTAGTATTTGAATAATTTAAAGGATCTGCTTTAGCTTTTTCAACCATTTTGACAATCCATCTATATAGGTCTTGATTAAAATTAATAGTTATACCATTTCTAGAATCCATTAAGAATCTCCTTTTTTCGAATTATATTATTTATTAAAATAAAAAGATAAAAATAACCAATTTAACAATTTGGCAATTTAAAAGATGATTTATAGAAAAGAACTTGCTATCTTTTGCAACAGAGTTATTGTCATCATATAAATAATTAAAAGAGGTATTAAAAAATGATTGATTTAAAAGAACTTTTTATCATACACAAAAAAGCATTTAAGGCATTTGAAGACAAAAATTATAATGAAGCTTCATTTCAATATAAAGTATTGCTAACACTTTTAGAAGAGAATAAGGAATATATAAATGATTATGTTGATTTAAAATTAAGTATAGAAAATAATATAGAATTATGTAATAAAATAGAAAACTTTTTTTAATTTATTGAAAATAAAAAATGAAAAAATAACTTTTTGAGGAAAAGAACTTGCTATCTTTCGCAACAGAGTTATTGTCATCACATAAATAATTAAAAAGAGGTAATTAAAGATGATTGAATTAGAAAGATATTTTAATATATATGGAGATGCTACTAAAGCATTAAGAGAATGCAATTATGAAAATGCTAGTTTTTTATTTAATATTTTATTATCTTTCTTTGAAGAAGACAAAGAATCTATAAAAGATTATGAGCATTTAAAAGAAGTATTAAAAAAGAATATAGAAGCATGTGATATATTAAAGAATAATAATATTTAATTATAATATTGAAAAATAAGGGGCATTAAGCCCTTTATTTTTTGCCTTAATTTTTAATCGATAAATGAGAAAAAAGTTGTATTTTTGGAGGAAAAGAACTTGCTATCTTTCGCAACAGAGTTATTGTCATCACATAAATAATTAAAGAAGAGGTAATAAAAAATGAATAAAGAATTAGCAATAATAAAAAATAATAATGAAGAGGCTACAAAAGAAATAAGAAGATTATTAAATAATAATAATTTAGATGTAGATTTAACTAAGTATAATGCTGAAGTTAATTTTAATAATGAGGAAATATTAAGAACTGATAAAGATAGAGATGGAAATATAACATCTTCTTTTAGAGTGTACAGTATGAGAGTAGATAGTAATACAAGTGATGATATTATAAACAACTATGCTGATTTTTTAGAATTATCATCAATAATGATGAGAAAGGAAACAAGAGAAAAAATAAACGATCTATTAGGTTATTATATAAGAAAGACAGAAGCAGAAATAGATAATTTAAACATTGCTTAATATAATTTAATTATTTATTAATTGGTACTTTATATATAATATATAAAGTACCAAGATTATAAGCTAAATACACCTTCAGATTCATAAATACTTTTTGTATCTTCAAAGTGATTTTTAATAACTCTATGAAGAGCCATAATAGAAGCTACAACACCATCAATTCTTTTATATGATCTTCGCCTATCAGGTTTAACAGGCAAATAATTATCTCTTCCGTCTGTTTTAACTTCACAACAGCTTATCATCCAATTAAGAACAAGATTATTACCATGTAGAAGTTTGCGTTCATCTATTGTTTTTTCAAATAAAGAAGTACCTTCAGACAAACCTCCGACTGCAAAAGACTGCCTAACTTGCTGCATTTTGAAGCCTTCACTTTCTAAGTGAGTTATTATTTCGATAGCTTTCCAGGGATCATAAGCTATCTCTATAATTTCAAAATCTTTAGCATCTTGTAATATTGAAGATTCTATAATATCAAAATCTATAATATCACCATTTGTTAAAGTAATTAAACCTTGCGAAGCCCATAATTCATAAGGCACTCTGTCCTCTTTAGAACGTTGCCTTATATTTTCTTTAGGCATAAAAAAGCGAGGCAAAAGTATATATGGATCATTATCAACCGTGTCAAAACATAAAACATAAGCGGCTATATCTCTTGTAGTTGCTAAATCTAATCCAATGCACGCTCTCTTTCCTTTTAATTCATTTATATTTATATTTTGATGTAAATAAGATTTAAGCCATCTGTCAGAAGAAATCCATACTTCACTAGCCTGAGTCCAAACATTTAAGTTTTTTGTAAGTATATCTGTTCTCTGTACAGGTTTATCTAATCCTTCAAATAACCTAGATTTTAGGTAACTATCTTTTACAGAAATATTAATATTAGGATTCGCTTGGAAAATAATATTATTAATAAGTTCTTCTTGTTCTTTAGTATTTTGATTATTGTTTAATTTTTCTTTATACTCACTCATGAATATCCAAATATCTTTTATGTTATCAGGTTCATATATTATGCAAAAGTATTCATCATTATTTAGAGAACCTTGTAATATTTGTTTAGCATATTCATATTCAGAAAAACAAACAGAAGTTTTATCAAATCCAGCAGTTGTGATAATAAAAGTAAGAGGCTGCCTTCTAGCTCCCATTCCAGATTCAAGAACATTTAAAAGTTCATTATCTGGGTGAGCATGATATTCATCTACTATAACTAAATGCGGATTTAAACCATCTTCAGTATTACTGTCTTGTCCTAATGGTTTTGATTTTGAGGCAGTATCTTTTTTCTTTGTAATTGTAGAAGTTTGCTTATATGTAATCGCTTCTTTATTGAGAGCTTTTGCTTTTCTTATTTGTCTTTCGCTTTCACTCCATGCAATTTTAGCTTGATCCTTTTTAGTGGCTATATAATATATTTCAACACCAGCCTCTGCAGGACTATCACAAAAAAAGCAATAATTACCAATACCAGATGCGAAAGTAGTTTTTCCATTTTTTCTGCTTACCTGAACGTATGCTTTTTTGTAACGTCTAAGTTTATTTTCTTTTCTTCTCCATCCAAATATACTTGCTATAATAAATTGTTCCCAAGATTCAAGTATAATATTATGATTTGCCCATTCTCCTTTTGTGTGTACTAAAGATTGAATAAAAGTAATAGGACGTTTAGCTTCATCTTCATCAAAATAAAAAGGATAATCATTATTTTTTGATTTTTCTATATCATCTAAATGTCTTTTTACTGCTAAAAAAGCAGCCTGACATACAGGCAATTCTTTATTTATAACTTTATTAATATATTCTTCATAGCTATACATTATATTTAACCATTCATTAATTTTTCAAGCGGATCATCTGTATCCACTATTTCAGGAACAGGGACTTTCTTTTTGGAGGCAGGAGTTAAGCCAAACTCAGTAAGCATTTTAGTATATGCAGTTATAGCTTTATGATAAGCTAAATATTCGCCCATAGTTTGTGAGTTTTTTCCTGCTAAATAACCTGCTATAGAACCGCCTTCATCAATCATAACCTCATAAAGATTCATAGCATCACCATAGTGTAGGCATAAGAGTTCAAAAGCTGATAAATCAGCTCCATTTAACATGTTTTTTTCAACAAAAATTGGAGCTAATTCATTCCATTTTTTCAGAGAATACCCACAAAAATATTCTGGCGGATTAGGTATTTTTAAGGCTTTTTTTGGCTTATTTTGGGCGTTTTTTGGGGCTTTTTTAGCTTTATCAGGCATTTATACTCCTTACTTACAATTTGAGTTAAAAATCTATATTAATAATGAGTAATATAATATTTTATAACTATAAGAAAAAATAATTTAGGAGCTTTTTATGTTTAGAAAAGTTGTAATTGGGAACTGTACTTTAATAAAAGGAAATTGCGAAAATGTAATGGAAGAATTAGAAAGTAATTCTATAAATGCAATTGCATCTGACCCTCCTTATTTGTATTTGAAACATAAATTAGATATCCCTTTTAATGAAGATAAAGTATTTGGAGAATGGAAAAGATTATTAAAAGATAACTCAATGATAGCTTTTTTTGGAAGAGGGGATGCATTTTTTAGATGGAACTTAATATTAGAGAAATTAGGATTTAAATTTAAAGAGAGTGCTGTATGGGAAAAAGAAAATGCTTCAAATTATCTTAATAATTTTTTAAGAATACATGAAGATATTTCTTTTCGCAGTTTGGGGAATGCTAATTTAAGAAAAGAGTATACTGATTATTTGGAATATCAAATTAATAAAAATAAATTAGATAGAATAATAGATATATGGAAAGGATTAAAAAGTGCATTAAATGGCAGGGATAAAGATGATGTTATTAAATATATAGAAACAGGAATTAAAGAGTTTAATTATGAAAGCAAAAGAAAATATGAAATAACAGCAAGAAAACATCAAGGTGCAAAAAGAGGAGTTAATTTATTTCAGTCTGTAAAAGTAGGAAAAATAGAAACTTCAATTATGCGTTGTAATAGAGAGCAATATAAATATCAACATCCAACGCAAAAGCCTGTTGCTTTAATGGAGAGAATAGTAAAATTAATTTCAAATGAAAATGATACTATCTTAGATCCATTTATGGGCGGCGGCAGTACAGGTGTAGCTTGTATCAATGTTAATAGAAAGTTTATAGGTATAGAATTAGATGATGAATATTTTGATACTGCAGTAAATCGTATAACTAAGGCATATCAAGATAAAGAAAATGAACTTAATAATGAGAAAGCAGCATAATTTTACTATAATAAAATAGTTTCTTACAGCTTATAATTCCTTATATTTGCTTATATTTTTACCATAAAATATGGCTGTGTTTAAAAAAATAAGTAATACTATAACTAAGTGGCTATTCCCTGATTTTAGTCATTTTAATGGAAGTAACTTTTTATCAATACAAAATGATAAAACTTTATCAGCGGTAAATCCAAATACTGCTTTAACTTTTTCTACTGTATTTGCCTGCGTGAGAGTGATAGCAGAAAGTATAGCTACTCTTCCATTATTTGTATATAAGAAAAATGGGAATAATAAAACAAAAGCAATAGATCATCCTCTATATAGTTTACTGCATGATGCTCCTAATGATGAATGCACATCAGTATCATTTATAGAAAGTTTAATTACCCAAATACTTTTGCAAGGCAATGGCTTTGTAGAAGTTGTAAAAGATAATTTTAATAGAGTAACAGAACTTTATTTAATAGATTCAAATAAGATAAAAATATATAGAGATTCAAGCGGCAATAAAATGTTTGAATACTATGATGATGGACAAATAATAACTATGTCTTCAGCACAAGTTATGCATATAGCAGGGCTTGGATGGAATGGCATAATAGGTTATAGTCCAATAGGTATGATGCGTAAGCAAATCACTACAGGACTTTATCAAGATAATTTCGCACTCAATTTCTTTTCAAATGGTGTTAAAAAAGTTCCAATAATTACACATCCAAATAAATTAAGCAAAGAAGCAAAAAGTAATCTTAAAGAAAGCTTCAGAGAGGCTTGGGACAAGGGTATAGTTGTGCTTGAAGAAGGCATGAAAGTAGAACCTATAACAATGAACCTCTCAGATGCTCAATTCTTAGAAAGCAGAAGGTTTTCAGTAGAAGAAATATGTAGAGTGTTTCGTGTACCTCCGCATTTAATAGGTGATTTAAGCAGAAGTACAAATAATAATATAGAACATCAAAGCATTGAGTTTGTAACGCACACTATAAGACCGTGGTGTGTGCGTATAGAAAAAGCATTAAATAGTTATTTATTAAGCAGTTCAGAGAGAAAAAAATATTATATAGAGTTTAATTTAGATGGACTTTTAAGAGGTGATACTCTTACAAGACAACAAGCTAATCAAATAAAATTTAACAATGGTGTTCTAAGTAGAAATGAATGGCGACAGATGGAAAACCTTAATGAAGTATCAGATGAATACGGAGATAAATATTTTATTAGTCAGCAATCAAGGTTAATAGAAGACATTGAGGGAACTATTTCTGAAGATGATACTTATGAGCCTATAAATAATAAAGAAGATTTTAATATAAATGATAAAAATAAAAAAATAGAAAAGGACAATAAAGATGCCAGCAAACAATAGTGAAATTAGAAATATAGACATTAGGTTTGAAAACAACACAGAAGATGAACCTCTTAAATTAAGAGGTTATGCTATAGTCTATAATGCTTTAAGTGAACCTCTTTATGGTGATTTATTTAGAGAGCGTATAAAAAGTGGTGCTTTTACTAAGTCTTTAGCACAAGATGATCAAGTATGCTTGTGGGGGCATGATACAAGATATGTTTTAGGCAGAAAAAGTGCTGGTACATTGATTTTAAGAGAAGATGAAAAAGGCTTATATTTTGAAGTGGAACTTCCAAATACTACTTGGGCAAGAGATTTAAAAGAAAGCGTAAACAGAGGCGATATAAAGCAAATGTCTTTTGGCTTCAAAGTAAAAGACGATGAATGGATTGATGATGAAGACATAATAAAAGAATATGGAATGCCAATTCGTGAAGTGAAAGAAATTGTTTTGCATGAAATATCATTAGTTACATTTCCAGCCTACCCTCAAACAAATGTTAGAGATAAAAATGATATATATGTTCCAACGCCACCAATAAAAATTGCTGATGATGGCTTTGAAGATAGAACTATAACATACAAAAAAAAATTAAATCTATTAAAAATCAAAAATAATTAAGGAGCTTTTATGACACCAGAAGATTTAAGAACTAAAATAGCAAACTTGAAATCAGAAAATGCTTCAGACTTAACAAAAGTTGAAGACCTTATGTCTCAAAGAGATTCATATTCTGCTATGAGCTTAGAGGAGAGAGCAAACAAGAAAGAAGATATATCAAAGCTAGATAATGATATAGATACTTTAATGCAAAATATAGAAAATAGAAATAAGGAGATAGAAAGAAATGATAAACTTTTATCACTTCAAACTAAATCTTCTATGAATAAAAGAAATATAGTTGATGATTTAGACTCTTCTACTGCTAACAATGACACAGAATTAAGAGATAAAGTTACTAGATGGTTAAGAACAGGAGATGATAAAGAAGTAAGAGAAGAACTTCAGGCAGGAGTGGCAGAAGCAGGCGGCAATACTATAGCACCTCAATATCTTGTAAAAGATATAATAAAAGGATTGGATTCATCTGTAGAAGTGAGAAAAAGAGCATATATCATTCCTGCTATGAATGGTTATGCAAGCATAGGAATACCTACACTTGAAAATGATTTGAATGATTTAGACTGGACACCAGAAATAGGCGAAGTTACAGAAGATAAAAATATGTCTTTTGGTAAAAGAGAAATGAAAGCTAATCAATTAACTAAATTAGTTAAGGTAAGCAAAAAATTAATTAGAGACAGCAATATAGATGTTCAAAAATTAGTTCAAGAAAGAATAGCATACAAGCTATCTGCTACTTTAGAACATAATTATTTATATGGAAATGGTACAGGCAAGCCTCTTGGTATTTTCGCTCAGACTTCAGACAACAGTTCTAGTATTCCAACTGATAGAGATATAGCTGTTGGAACTACAACAGCTGCTATAACCTATGATGGATTAGTAGATGCTGTAAGCGGTTTAAAAAGCGGATATCAACATGGAGCTGTATGGATGCTTAATAAGAAAGCAGTTGCGGCATTAAGAAAACTAAAAGATAAACAAGACCGTCCTATTTGGAATGAAAGTTTACAAGCAGGACAGCCTAGTATGCTTTTAGGAATACCTGTTGTGCAAAATGACTTTATTGAGGATAAATTAGAATCTACAAAATATTTTGGATTCTTAGCTAATTTATCTCATTATTGGATAATGGACAGCTTATCTATGGAACTTCAAGTTTTATATGAATTATATAGTGCAACAAATCAAGTTGGATTCCAAGTAGGATACTATGGAGATGGTGCTCCTGTTCAAAAAGAGGCTTTTGTAAGATTGATAGCACATGATAAACCATTTGCAAAATCAGTTGCTGAGCCAGCTGGTTAATAAATAATTAGTTTTAGGATATAAAAATGAGTAGCGAACCTGAGGATATTAATGAAAATATAGATATTGATGTCTCTAGTGTTGTGGAAAGCGGAGATGATGACAGAGTTGTTACTTTGTCAGAGTTCAAAAAGTTTCTGAACTTAGAAGGCATTGATTATGATGATGATATATTGCAATTAACTTTAGACAGTGCAATCAGCTATTGTAATAAAGCTAATGAAACTGAATACAAAAGAAGTGATTGTCCTCCTGAAGTTCGATATGCAATACTTGGGCTTGCTACTCATTATTTTGAAACTAAAACAGGAGAAGCAAGTCAAAGTGAAGAAGTCGCTTTGAAAGGAGTTCATAGGCTGTTAACTATAGCAAGGGAAAATATAACCTTATGAAAGTAGGGAAATTAATTCATACTATCACTTTTTATACTAGCACATATATAGATAATGGAAACGGAACAGGAAATAATGAATTAGTAGAGCTTAAAAAAGTTAAATGTTCTATTGAAGATATAACATACAAAGATATAGAGCAGGGAAAAAGAAAAGATTTAGAAAGTACATTGAAGGTGCATACACATTATTTCAAAGAGTTTGATACCAAAGGAATGATGGTCAAAATAAATCATGAAGATGACATTTATGAAGTCATTTATAGAGAAAATGTTTCATATAAAAATATAGAGTGTATTTTTACAATAAAGAAATTAGTAAATAATAAAAGCGGATAATATGTCAGGCGTAAGCAGAAAAACTTCTATAAGTATACAAGGACTTGATGAGTTTAGAAAAACTTTAGAAGAATTAGGCGGCGATTTCAAAAAAGCAATAAAAGCAGGTGCTAGAAAAGCAGGAAATGAAATAGCAAAAGAAGCTAATGCAGAAGCTAAAAGCAGAGGTTGGACTGAAGATAAATACTATGATGTAAAAGAAAAAAAGTCATCAAAAGGAAGCGATACCTCAGTTGCAATAAAAGTTGGTACTTTAGAAGTTAGCGGCACAGGTGCTCCATCAAAAAATAAAATAATATGGTATAAAAAGAAGGGAGATAGATATTATGTTCGTTTCCCAGAGTTTGGTACAGTTACTCAAGCACCGCAGCCTCTTTTAATTCCTACTTTTGAAAAGAAGAAACCTGTTATAGAACAATATATAAAAGAAGGCTTACAAAAAGCAATAGACAAGGCAAATAAAAAGAAATGATTGAAAATGCCATATATACAATACTTAAAGAATTAACAGAAGATAAAGCAGATGGTGTTTATTTAGATTTTGTTAATGATTCAACAATAGATAAAAATAAGACATATATAGTTTATTCTTTAATAACCAGCACACCGCATTATAATTTTGAATATGGCAGGAATGTTTATCAAATAGCTGTATATTCTAATGATCTTAGTAAAGCATTAAATATACAAAGAGAGATAGGAAAACATTTTAGCAATTTAATAGATATTATTGAAGATACAGAAATATGCGGATGTGATGTTTCAAATGAGACATCTAACTATGTCGAAGGCTTTTATCAAGCTATCAGCATAATAAATATATTATATAAATATTAAAAGGAGACATCATGAGTCAAACAAGTGTACAAAATAAAAAAACAGTAAGATATGGAAGTGCCCAAGTTTTTATAGGAGATAGGTTTGATAAACTTACAGACGTAGGAGCAGGACGTAATATTGCTCTTAAAGAGACTATGACTACAACAGATATAGAAAGTGATAATGCAGGTGTTATAGCGACATTAAATACAGAGCATAAAATAGAAGTATCTCTTGATAGTTTAGAATTAAACTTTGCAAATTATGCTATGTCAAGAGGCGGCATAGATAATATAGACACTTATGATGGAAAAACAGAAGTAATAAAAGAATATATAGTTGAAGCAGATACATACATAATAGGCGAAGAGATAAAAGTTCCATTTAAAAACGCAGACGGAAGCTATCCTACAGTTATAAAAGTAGAAAAGAAAAACTCTACAGGAAATATTTTAATAGAAGAAACAAGCTATGAGAAGATAGGAACTAATGGAATAAAAATTACAGATAATAATATATCTCCAAGTACAGATACTTTAGTTATTACATATAAAAGAATAATGCCTAAGATGGTTCGCATGACTACAGGCGGAAAAAGTGCTTCTATTAAACCTAAATGCATAATGTTAGTTAATAAAAATGCAGAAGGTAAAGAGTTTAGAATATATTTACCTCAGGCTGCTATAACAGGCGGTTTAGAGTTTACTTTCCCTGCTGATAAATCTCAAGATGTAATGGTTAATAAATTAAGTTTCTCAGCAACTACAGCAGGAAGTCAGAAAAGCGGCGAACAGTTGGCTTGGTATGAAGATGAACAATCTGTAAGCAAGGATGGGAATGAAGCAATAATAGAGCCTCTTACTTTAGAAAGCAATAAACAAAATGTAGATATATCAGGCACTGGAAGTGATACAGTTGTATTAACTTCAAATGCTGATGAGATAAAATATGCAGTAGAGCCTTCAGAACAAGGTTTTTGTGATATAAGCTATGAAGAGGAAACTAAAACTTTCACTATCACAGGAAAAACTCCAGGACAAGCTACACTAAAAATAACAGCTAAAAAAGCAGGCTCTGAAGACAAAACTTTAGATATAGTTATTAATATACAAGAATAAAATAATTAGGGGGATAATAGAATAATGGAAGTAACTATTGTAGATTTAGAAGAGTTTACAAAGAAAAAAGCAGTTTATGCTAAATTAGGTGATTATAAGATTAATGTTAATGATGTACCAGTACAAGTGGCATTAAAAGTTAACGAATATCATAATAACATAAGAACTGGAGAATCAGTAGACATAGGACTTCTAATAGATGAAGTCGTAATACCTGTAATAAAGCGAACTAATGAAGATCTTACAAAGGAAGATATTTTAAATAAGTTTAGTTATGATCAAATAATGAAAGTAATGAATATGATATTTGATTGCTTTTTCTCAGCAGGAACTGAACCTAAAAAAGAGGATAATAAAAAAAAAGGTTAAAAGTAGAATTAATTAAGTTACTTGCCCATTTAGCCAACTGTTTCGGTTGGACAGAAGAGTATATGCTGAGCATGAGTCTTTCAAGACTTATGCTCTATTATACTGCATCATTTCAGCTGCCATATACAATAGAATATGAAACATATAATGATAGTAATATTACTGAAACTCAACAAGGCAATAAGAAAATAAAAAGAGAAAAGCAAGGACTTTGGGAAGTAGAAACCATTACAATTGATAATAAATAGCGGAACTATTGGAGTTAAAGATTAATGAGTAGTTTAAATGTTAGTATATATGCTGATGCATCACAAGCCATTGAAGCATTCGGCAAACTTAAAGACAGAACTACTGATTTAGAAAAAGGTTTTAATAAAATAGGAAAGGCTTTTTCTAATTTTGGTTCTTTAGCTACCAAAAGTTTAACTGTCCCAATAGTTGCTAGTACCACAGCAATGGGACTTGCTTCTAAAAAAGCAATAGAGTTTGATAATGGAATGCGTGAAGTTCTTACTTTGCTTCCAGAGTTAGGCAATGAAAGTTTTGAGAAATTAAAGAATCAAGCTTTATCTTTTTCAAAGGATATAGGTAAAGCACCAGAAGAAACAGTAAAAGCACTCTATCAAGCTTTATCTGCAGGCATACCACGTGAAAATGTATTTGAGTTCTTAAAAACAGCAGGAGAGGCTTCTATTGCTGGAGTTAGTGATTTAAAAACTTCAGTTGATGGATTAACAAGTGTTACTAATGCTTATGGCTCAGAAATATTAAATGCTCAAAAAGCCTCTGATATAATGTTTCAAACAGTAAAATTAGGTAAAACTGATTTTACACAATTATCAAATAGCTTATTTAATGTTATTCCAATAGCTTCTGCTATAGGTGTTCAGTTTGAGGATATAGGAGCTGCTATTGCTGCAATGACTGCTCAGGGTGTTCCTACATCTGTGGCAACGACACAAATTAGACAATCTTTAGTAGAACTTAATAAAGAAGGTTCAGTTGCTTACGAAACATTTAAACAGATATCAGGCGAAAGCTTCAAAGACTTTATAGCAGGAGGAGGCAATCTTCAAGAAGCTCTTCAAATGATGAGCGATTATGCTGAAAAAACAGGAAAAGAAGTTACAAGTATGTTTAGCAGCGTAGAAGCTGGCAATGCTGTATTAGCTTTATCTGGTAAAAATGCAAGTAAGTTCAAAGACTATTTGGATCAAGTGAGAAATAGCGTTGGAGCTACTTCTGAAGCATTCAAAAAAATAGATGATGGTGCGGCAAGACAATTTGAAAGACTTAAAGCAGAACTCAGTGCTTTAGTTATAGAGTTAGGCAATAATGCTCTTCCATTAATTAACGAAAGCTTTATCCCATTATTTAGAGATACTTTAGTACCAATAATTGATGATGCAATCAAAACTATATCATCATTAATAAAAGCATTTAATAATCTTCCAGCTCCTTTGCAAGCGACAACAGTTGGAATTATAGGAATTACAGCTGGCTTGGGACCCGCTTTGCAGGGTATAGGAACTTTGAGAAAATCTTTTGTAGAAACTAAAAAAATAATTAATGATTTCAAAGGTGCTATTGGCTCATTAAAAACATCTGCAAGTTCTATCCAAGCATTAAGCACTGTTTGGAAAGGTTTTAATACAGTTGTACTTGCAAGCCCTGTTGGAGTTGTAACTGCTTTAACAGCAGGACTTGGAGCTTTAGCTTTAAAAGCATATAAATTAAATCAAGAATATAAACAATTAATAGAAAGCTCTCAAAAACTCACTAGCAGCACAAAAGAATTAAATGACAATGCTTTTAAAGATTTAGGTTTATTCCAAGAGTATCAAAAATTAGCAAGTTCTAAAGAACTTGATGCAGCGGCAACAGAAAGATTAAATCAAGTTACTGAAAAGCTTACTAGACTTTATCCTAATTTAAAAACAGTAGTTTTAGACGGCATAACATATATAGATTCTGCTACTATGAAGCTTGAAGATTATAGAACAGCAGAAGAAGCCACTAATATACAAACTATAGAATCAAAAATTAAAGAATTAGAAGATAAAAGAAAGATTTATCAAAAAGCCTTCGAAGGATGGAAACAATCTTTATATTCTATAGGTGCTGATGATAATTATATACAAAGAGAACTAGATCTTGGTAATTCATCTGATTATAACGAATTAAAGAAAGTAGAAGATACATTAGCACAATTAGAAAAACAAAGAAATGACTTAAATCAGAACATGCAATTAAGGCAGTCCTTGACAAGGGACGGAATAGATTTAGAAACTAAAGAGCAGAAGGCTAATCAAAAATCTATAGATGCCATAAAAAATAAATCTGATACTGTTAAAGAACATACTAAAACTTATGAAGATTATTTAAAAGAATTAAAAAAAGCTGAAGAAGATGAAACTAGAAGAGTAAAAAATCTTAATGCTTTAGGTGCTGAAATAAGCGATGCTGATGCTTTAGAATCTAAAAAAAATAAAGTAAGTTCTATACTTACAGAAATGAGTACAGCATTAAACTTGAATGCTAACCAGATAAAATATTTAAGCAAAAATTATGGTTATGCTTTTGATAGTATAAAGACTGATAGATTTGATGAATTAGTAAAAGAGATAGAAAACAGCATAACAGCTTATGAAAGAAATGTTGAAGTAGCAGAAGAGTTTGGAGAAAAAATAAGCGAAGCTGAAAGAGAAGGTGCTAAAAGTGAAATAGTTCGAAGCGGTATAGAAAGTATAACAAATGAAATAAAACTTACAAATGAACAAGTAGAGATATTAAAGCAGAAGTTTGGAGATTTATGGAAAGTTAATACTTTAGATTTTAGCTCTTATTTTGCTTCTAATTGGAGCAACATGTTTAATGATGTAGCAGATAATATGAGCGATCTATATACTGCTGTACAAGATTTAAAAATACAAGCTATAGAGTTTGAAATAGATAAAACTGAAGAGCGTAAAGAATTAGCATTAAAAGCTATAGAAGAAGAGCAAGCAGCAAGACTTAAAGCTTTAGGAATAATGGAAAACTCCCAAAAGCAAAGTTTATTAAATGAAATTAAACAGCTTAAAAATAGACAAAATGTAGCCTTAGGACTTTATGAACAGGAAAGAATAAAAGCAGAGCTTGAGGAAAAACAGAAAGAGCTGTCTAAAATACAAATAGAAGAAGAGGCAAAGGCAAAACAGTTAGAAATAGAAAAAAATTACAATAATGAAAAAATGAGGCTTGAATATAATTCAAGATTAGAAAACTGGAAAATGTCTTTAGCACAAGGTACAGCTTCAATGGCACAAGCAGGAATTAATGCCTTAGCATCTGCTATGGCAGTTCCTTTCCCTGCCAATTTAGTAGCTTATGCTACTCTTTTAGGTGTAATAGCAGGCGGCACTGTTAATTTAGTAAAACTTGGTCAGGCTAAACCTCAAGAGCCTAAATATTTGGCAAGAGGCGGAGTTGTAGAGAGAAGACAGGGAGGAATTAATGCTGTTATTGGTGAGGGTGCTAATGATGAAGCAGTTATTCCTCTTGAAGATAAAATACTATCTAAAATAGGAAGCAGCATTTTTGAAGCTACTGCTAATAATGATCAAAGCTATAGTGTAAAAGATGCATCTGATGTTTCATATAATCAGCCTATTTACTTAATGCTTGATGGTAAAATAGTTGCAGCTACAATGCTTAATTTAAGCAAACGTGGAGTTAAAGTTGTTAGTCAGAGAGGTATATTATGAGGTTATTACATAATAATATACTTAATCTTTTTCCAGTTAGTATATTAGAAGCTGAAGAAGATGATTTTTTCCCTGTTTCAAATATGTTTAACTATCAGACTTTAGAAGTAGGAAGATTCAAAACAGATGAAAAAGCAAGTTTATTTGTAGATGGGAAAGGAATAATAAACTCTTTTGCTATATTTAATACTAATGTGGAATATTTAACAGTAGAAATAGAAGATATATATGGTAAAATAATTAACTACACTGTTTATATAAAAAATAATTTTGGAGTTTATAATATAGCTCCTGTAGATTTCACAAGAATAAAAATAACTTTTAATAAAAAAGCAGACGGAAATATGCTTGAATGCGGATATCTTATTATAGGGGAAGCTGTAGATTTTCCTCCGCATGATAAACAAAAAAACTACACTGTAAATTATACTCATGAACAATTTTTTTCTACAAGTAATCATTATTTTTGCAGAAGGCTTCCTGTTAAAAAATATGATACTTGGAAAGTATCTTTTCCATACTTAACTAATGCTGATAGAGAAAAAATAATTAATTTTTTTGAAGTTAATAATTTTGAACCTTTTGTGCTTCAAGTATGGATTGAAGAAACTATTATGCCAAACGTAAGGCACAACATATATAATATTGGAAAATATGGAAAAGCATCGTATGCAGATAGAACGAAAGTTACTTATCCTAAATATTATATGAAGTCTGGGCTTTATGTATGTACTAATCAAGAAATAGATTTCAAAAAAGGAAAGAGTGATTTATATCAATATTCTACGGAATTGACTTTTAGGGAAATTAAATAATATGTTTGAGTTAATATATGAGCCTTCATGCATTCCTCTTACACTTGAAGAGGCATATAAAAAACAAAATTATTTATTAAAGCATATAAGATTTTTGCATACTGCTTTTGAAGGAATAAAAATAGATTTTTCTAATAATAGCAAAATGCCATTTATTAAGAAAGGCTCTATATGTATGTTTTGTTATTCCCTATATGAAGCTAAAGAAGATATTATATTAAATGATAACACTAATAGTGAAAGCAATAAATATATACTGCTTAAATTAATTAACAATGGAGAAAACTTAGAAGCACAAGTAGTTAATAGCTTGGACTGCTATTATAATGAGGAGCTAGGCGGTTTTTATTTGATTAATAATGAAGGAATAAGCAAATATATTCCATTGGTTATAACTAAAGCAGGATATTATCAAATAGATTATTTTAATATGTATAATAATGAGGTAAGCTGATGTTTAGGGTAATTAGAGAAGCTGAAGAAAATCCAAGCGATTTATTAAATAGCTATAGGCAGCAGAATATCATTATGCAAAAAATGCGTATGCTTCATACTGCTTTTGATGGTATAAAAATAAACCATTGGAGTGATACTGATAGGGAGCTGCCTGATATTTTAGCAGGAAGTATCTGTGAGTTTGAGGGCAGACTTTTTGAAACTAATGAAACAATTAAGCTATCAGATTCTTCATCATCAGAAGGTTCAAGATTTATTAAATTAGTAATAGTTAGAGATGCTAATGATAGCAATAATGATTATTTAGAAGTTCAAGTAGTATCTAATAATTTTCCATCTTATGATTACAATAATAGAGGTTTTTATCATTTAGACTCACAAGGCAGATGTTTAGATAAATATTTAAGACTTAGTATGAAGTATAGCAGTGCTTCAGGTGGATATGTAGAAAAAAAATATTGGAATATTAATGACTTTCAAAGAAAGGGACTTATATTAAAAAGAAAAACAGTGAGCTTTGGAGCAGGTACTCATGAGTTTACTTTCCCAAGCGATGTTAATAGCATTACAGTTCATATATGTTCAGGCGGCGGCGGTGCTGGTATGACTATAATAGAGACTGGAGATAATGGATACCATAATGCTACTAATGGAGGCAATTCTCAAGTATTAATAAATAATAGTGCTATAACAACATGCGGCGGCGGCGGTGGCGGAATATTGTCAACATTAACTCAAGGTACAGGAGTAGCAGGTAGAGCTAGCGGACAAGGGAAACTATATAATGGTTCGGCTGGTTCTAAAGGAAGTCCTGGACGAGGCGGTGTTTTGAATAATCAATCTTTAGCAAGCGGAGGAAATGGCGGCGATGGTAAAACCCACAATGTTGGTAACAAAGGTTCTATAGGCGGAGGTTCTGGCTCTGCTGCTATAGTAGATATAAATAGAAGTATGTTAGGAACTTCTTCTAAAATTAAAATTATTGTAGGAGCTGGCGGAGTTAGCGGATATATGGATGGTAATCCAACAAGAATGAATAATGGTCAAAATGGTTCAGCAGTTATAGAGTATATGCAAAAATAGGTTTTATGAATGCTTAAAAGTTTCGCCAATATTATAGAGCTTGATATTTCTAGCCCTGATACTAAATTAATATTTGCACCTTCTGGAGGTGTATGGATTGCCAGCATTAATGAAATATATTCATCATACAGCAATTCCTATTTTAATGAATTATTTAATATTAAAGAAAGTGAGTTATATAATTTATTTAATATCGGTTCTATAAGTGTTGATAATGACAGAGGATATGTAGAAGTATTTTCTTTAGAAGCTCTATATAAACAAAATAAATCTTATTATCAATATAAAAAAGATAATATTAGTTATATAGCTATACATTTTAATAACTTTGAAACTATTTATAGCAAAAAGAATATTATTATAAATATAAAAAAATTATTCTCTACTCGTGAATGGCTTGATAGTAATAATGATTTAATTACTGAATTAAATAATATGTATATAGAGCCTAGAGTTGAGGAAATAGATACTGCAGACATAGAAGGAGATTCACTTGCATTTGACACTATTCAAACAAATGAAATGTCTGTTACTTTAAGAAATGAGGATGGGCTATTTGATGATTTTGCTAATTTATATGGCAATAGATTTTTAGTTAGGCAGATATTTGACAGCAGTGATTTTGAGGATTCAAAGATAATATTCTCAGGTTTTATTCAAAAGCCTGAATATTCTTTTTTAGAAACAGTAACTATTACTGCATCAGATATGAGAGCTTCTTTCTCTACTGAACTTCCTAAAAATGTTTTCAGTGAAAAAGAATATCCTGATTTAAAAAACTTCCCAGAGAACGTAGAAAGCGGTGAAGATAATATTGACACATGCAGAACTTTAGCAGCGGGGCATGGTATTATAGTAAAATTAAAGCCTATAAAATATTATACTCCTGATATATTAAACCCTGATTTAATACCAGAGGTAATTTTTGAAATATGCGACACTTCAAGGCATGCTATAGAAAATATTGTTAATAGGAATGATAAGCTTGATAATAATAAATTAAAACCGCATGTATATTTTATAGAAACACCAGAAAGTGAAAATGAAATATTAGAAAAGAACGGAACAGTTATAAGCGGTGAATTAGAAATCTTTATCCCTGAGTTTAAAGATTATAACGATGGAAAAGGAAGTCAAAGAGTCTGGACTTTAGATAAAGAAAAAGGTCAATTAATTTTTAGAGGACATAAACAAGTACATTCTATAACAGATACTAATGATAATTTATATGAAATATATGCTGAAATAGATATTCCGCCTTATAAATCTTTAACTTTAATGAGGGAGGTTTTAGAAGATTATGAAAACATAGCATACATTAAAGAAAATTATAACATAGAGAATTGGCAGCTTGAAGAAGAACGTTCAAGAGAAATAGCTGTTCTTCTTGATAATGATAACAAAAAGACTACACTTGATTTAATAGGGGAACTATCTTTTTTAGAGCAAGGAAGATTAGAAGTCTATGATAATAAAATAGATTTTATTAGTACAAGGTTTCGTGAGAATAAAGCTAAATACAAATTAAAACAATACTGTATGGGCAGGGTTGATAAGACAGTAGAAAGCGATGAGTATTTATCAAGCTGCAGTATTAAATATGATTTATTAAAATCAACATATAAAAATACTGAGTTTGAAGAAGAAGCTAAAAAGAAGCATAGAATAAATGCTCATGAAGAGTTTGAAACTTTATTAAAAAGAAAAGAAGATGCTATTAGCTTATCTAACGAAATAATGAAAAGCAGATACTTGCTAAAAGAATATTACACATTTGAATATTATGAAACTTTAGATTTTCTAAAGTTGTTTGATATAGTAGAAATAGAATATGAAAGAGAAAACGGAAGTTATTATATAAAACCATGTCTTTGTGAAATTATCAAATTAAACATATTTGATAATGTAATAAAGCTAAGACAAATATAAAAACAGGAGTTTATATAATGACATCATTGGGCGTTTTAGCCATAAGCGAAATGGAGACAGATGATATAGCATATAGAATAGATTGCTATAATTGCTTAGAATTAAAAATAGATATAGAAAGAGTAGCTGAGAAACTTAATATTAAAAAACCATTTTCTGTAAGAGATGCAATTGAAATAGCTAATTATATGAATATGGAGGATAATAGGATATGAAAGATATAAGTTGCAATATTTGTGATAAAAGAGAAAAATGCACTAAATTATGTCCTTCAATGATGGAGCATTTACAAACAATTAGCGGCAAAAGATTATCATACTTAGATATGACATTATATAATTCTAATAAAAATATAGATGATGTTGAAGATTTAAGTTTATATACTTATGGACTATCTAATATCCAAGAACGTGATGTGAAACGTATTATAGTTGCATTACTTCCTAAAGATCATATAGAAGTATTAAAATTATATTCCAATGGATATACTCAAAAAGAAATCGGCGAAAAATTAAATGTCAGTCAAAGCAGTATTTCACAGAAATTAGAACATATAAAAAAATCTTTAAAAGATAGTATTGTAGCAGTTTTACCATATTTAGTTTGAATTATCCTTATATTTTTCATTAATAAGTATAAATAAAGATATAAGGATAGATTATGTCAAAAACTGATGTAAAAGAACTTACTAAAAAAGAAACTGCATTAATAGAAAAATATCTCAAATTAAAAGATGAAGAGAAAAAAAATAAAGAAAATATTGAAGCTATAAAAGAAGATGTTATTAAGCTATTAAAAGCACATGACAATAAAATAGAATATAATGGATGCAATATTGTAAAACAGAAAGTAGTAACATACAAATATAGCGAGGCTATACAAAATATAGAAATAGAGATTAAAGTTCTAAAAGAAAGAGAACAAACGCTTCAAATAGCAAATGTATCTAAAACAACAGAATATATAAAAGTTTATGATTCCAAAGAAGATGATAAGGAGTAATTTTATATGCTTAATGAAAATATTTTAGAAAAAATAGGGATAAATAAGAAATGGCTTGATCCATTAAATAATGCTTTTAATAAATACAATATTACAGACACTAAAGAAGCTGCAATGTTTTTAGCACAAACAACTCATGAAAGTAATAATTATAAAAGACTTGAAGAGAGCTTCAATTATACTCCGCCAAGACTTTATGATGTATTTAAAAAAAGAGTTGGAAGTTTAGAAAATGCTAAACAATTATGTCTTCAAGGAGCTGAAGCTATAGCCAATTTTGTTTATGGCGGACGTTTAGGCAATGCTGAAGATGAAGGCTATAAATATAGAGGCAGAGGAATAATACAGCTTACTGGAAAAAGTAACTATAAGAAATATGGTAAAAAAATAAATGTTAATTTAGTTAATAATCCAGATTTAGCAAAAAAAAACAAACAATGCAATAGAGATTGCATTATTATTCTGGCAGGAGAGAGGCTGCAGTTTACTTGCTTGTCAAGGAGATGTGAAGGGTGTTACTAAACTTATTAATGGCGGATATAACGGACTGGAAGACAGAGAAGAAAGGTATAAAAAAATATTAAAAATATTAGAAGGTTAATAAATGTCCCCTAAAAAAACAACTCAAACAGCTTCGCAAGAAAATACAATTAGTACTCTTGAAAAAAGATTAATGCATGTGGAACATACTGTTGGTATAAATGAAGATGGCACAAAAAATGGCAACGGTCTTATACATAAAATAGAAGAGGTAAAAGAACAAATTAAAAACCTCAGCGATGATATAAAAAGTTATGATACATATTTAGATAATTTATCAGAAGATATAATTAAAATAGATTTTAGATTAGAAAGACTGGAAACTCAAATTAAAGATTTTTTAGATGAATTAAAAGAAATAAAAAAGAGTTTAGAAGGTAATATCAATATTAACACTTTAAGCAATATTCGCAAAGCTATAGTGGGAATTGCTGCTGTCCTAACAGGATTAGGAACTATAATAGGTTTTATAATTCATTTTGCTAAATAATAAAAAATAATAGGAGCTAACATGATGCCAATAATAACTGCTTTTTTAAGCAAAATAGACAAGAGAATATTTATAGCTATTGGAATAGTTCTTTTCGTAGCTATTTTTATTATATTAATGGCTGTTAAAGATAGTGAAATACGTCAGAAAGAAAAAGAGATTGCTGAGTATCAAGAAAATATTAATGGCTTGGAGCTTAAAACTCAAACGCTTCAAAGTGAAATACAATTTATACAGGAAAATCAAAAGTTGCAAAATAGCTTTAGTAATTCAGATGCTATGATTAAAAATATAGATAAAGAATCACTAACAAGGACAGAACATGAAACATTTAATAGCATATCTAATAACTTTTATAATTATTTTAATAATATTACCTTCATGTCAAGCACAAGTAAAATATGTAAAAATACCGCTTTCTACTCCACCAGAAATATTCATTATAAAACAGGCTACAAACAGACAGGATTTAATGAAAAGATATCAAGAGAGTATTATAAAAATAGGAGAGTGGCAAATATGGTACAACGCCCAAGTTGGAACAAATTATTTTTACTATAAAAAATAAAGCTAAAATAGGAATTATAGGAGCTTCATTATGCCATTAGAAAAACCTGATATTTATAAAGAAGTGCAAACCCTTCAAGATGGTGAAACTGTATATGCTCAAGATCATAATCAGATAATAGCAAATATAGAACAATTAAAAGGCGGCAAAGCTAATGAAGCTCCTGTATCTAATATTAAAGAATTAAAAGAGATATTAGATAAATTAACAACAAATGGTTCTCTTAATGCTTCTAGTATTTACTTTGATAATACAAAAGCTCAGCTTAAATATATAAAATATAATTTCCCAAAGTTTAAGTTAGATATACCAGAAAAATATGAAATAATATTTACCGATGGTGAAGGCGAGAGAGTATGTCAGGCATTTATAGAAAACCTAAATGACGGCACATATAGATTTAATTCTAATATATCAGATTATTATTGTAATATTGGTTTTGGCGGAAGAATAATATTTGTTTCGGCATTTAATACACCAGAAAAAATGTATTCCATCCTTTCTCAATTTTTTGATGTAAATATAAATAAAGTTTATAATTTAGATAGTGATGAGGTTAGCGTATCTACAATTTCTGAAGAAGATATTTTCTTCAATATTTCAATAAATAATAGAGAATTATGTTTCTTTATTATAATAAAGAATAAATACTTAGCTGCAAATAATTACAATATTTTTTTAAATATAAAAAATAGAGTATTAAATAGATTAGATAGAAATCTATTTTTTAGTAATAATTTACAGCCTCCTTTTTTTAGATTAGAACTAGTAAGAAAAGACAATAAAGTAAAAGTTATAGGATCTTATCAGCATATTAGCGGTATATCTTCATTGATATGCTATAGTCCTATATTAGAAAAATATTTTAATATTATAGGCAGTAATGATGATTTAATAAATACTGATGAAATTACTTCAAGTTCAGGAAAGCCTAAAAAGTTTGGATTTATGAGATATAATGATCAACCTTATATTTACTGTTTAAAAATAGCTAATCAGGATGGTACTAGAATATCTCAAAATGAAATAATAACTTTTGATTTAACTCCTGACAAAAATGCTGAAATAGAAGTTACGGAAAAAGTAATAGAAAATATTCAAGATGCTCTAGAAGCATTAAGTGATAATTATGGCAATGATTTTGATTCACCGCTTGAAGAAAAAATATCTAATTTTAATATTGTTTCATATTTATTCAATCCTACAATAATTGATAATAAAGTTAAAGATTGCAGTCAATTATTACTTGTAAAAAATGCTGATAATTCTTATAGCTTGAAAGGAAATATAGAATTGTATAAAAATGCCAATAGCTCGTCTTCTATGATAATAAAAACTGCAAATACAATAAATACAATAGGCTGCAATATAAAAAATATAATACCTTATACAAAGACAGATAATTTATATATTGCTAGTTTAGCATATGATAATTATATATATCTAATGATACAAAAAGTAAATGAAAATCCTGTTATTGAGGAAAGTTTTGATAATATAAAATTAATAGATAGTAATATAGTATTGTTTAATAATAAACTTGTAAATGAAATGTCCTCTACAAAAGTAAGTGATGATTTTGGAATAGTATATGAAGGTGGAAAGTATAAAATAAAAGGGCAATTAACTTTCTCAAATGAAGAAGCTAGTTTTAATTCTATTACAAACAATGGTATTTCAGATTTCTTTGAAAATAATGAAGAATATAGTATTAATACAAATGAAGGCACTTTAAAAGCAATTTATCATAGAAATAATAATATTATGTGCGGACTAGAGTTTCAGGGAAATGCTGGAACTACTTATAATATAGATTGGGTTTTACCTAAACAAATATAA